CTAACAGCTTATTCGAAATCACCGGTGGTGATGCCAATGGCGTTACTACAGTGAATGGAGTGGACGAAAGCAAAGTGTACAAATTGGTTGCTACCGATGCGTTTGCTACTACCCTGTTGAAAAAAATAGGTGCATTCAGCAAAATTACTGCTGATTTCGATCCGGCTGCTGCAGGCGATTATATCAAAGTATATGCAGAATTGGAGGACTATACAGAAGAAATCGAAGGAGAAACTGTTACTCTTACCCGCAAAACCGGTAAGTTCCTTGAACTTGAACGCAAAGTTACAGCGTGATCAATAACATAATAATTCAGGTGGTTTCGGCCACCTGATATTTATTCACCTTAAAAAAATTAAATAATATGTTATTAGATGTTCTGAAAAATAATAATACTGCCGAAAAAAGCACTTCGATTAAGTTCCGTGTTTACCCGGCATTGTTGACTGATGTTGATATTGACAACTTCCCTAAAGCTGTCAATGCTACCATTTCAACCAATGTATTGCTAGCCGGTAAAACGCATGGTTACATTGATTGTCGTGTCAACTCAGTGAAACCTTCAACCGCTCCTGGTGCTTCACCATTCGACGGAAAACAAACCGTTGATCTTATTCTTGATGGAATAAGCAAATCAACGCTGCAGTACGTTTACGACAATTTAGGTCGTGAAGTCATTTTGATTTGGGAGCGTTGTTCCGATGGTCAAAAATTCATTGCAGGTTCTCCATGCTCAAGCGGTTTGACTATCAAATTAAAATCAATTGGAGATGTGAATAACATTTCGGGAATCGAACTTTCGTTGGAAGGTGGAGATTGCCCTGAACCATTCTGGTTTTACGATGGTCCTATCATTCGTACTGCTCCTACTGCTGTTGCATTAGCTGCAGGAACTACGTTTGCGCTCGGTACAGGCGTTCAATACACCTTGACCGATAATGCAGCTGCCAAATCATTGACCGATATTACAGCCGTTACCGATGGTGATGTAGGCCGTATCGTGGAATTGATTGGAGCGGGTGTAGCTCATCCTACACTTATCGAAACATCAGCGGTGTTTATTCTCAAAGCAGGCCTTTCATTCTCTGCATCTGTAGGAAATTCAATTTTCTTCCAGATCACGAAAACAGATACCGGTTATGCATTCTTCGAGGTAGATCGCAGATAATAAACTGAATGTAAAAACAACCATAAAAGCGAGGCGGGTTTACTCGTTTCGCTTTTTTTAATTCAAAAAAACAAGTATGAAAAAAGTACTAACAATATCCGAGCGTGGCGAACTGGCACAACAGCTTCAACACAAAGATCATTTCTATACAGACATTAAACTCTACAACGAGTTTTTACCCGGTTCAAAACTTTCGTCGCAGTTAGCGAAAGCAAACGAACACAACATGCCAGCGCTTCACAGCCGTATGCTGTACGATTTACTTACAAAAGTAGATCCAGAAGATGTGTTGAAAAATCGGGGTATATTTGTTGACGAAACCAATGTTGATGATACTAAGATTGACGAAACCAAAGTTGATGATACTGATGTTGATGAAACTAATGTTGATGAAACTAAAGTTGACGAAACAAAAGTTGATGAAACTAAGGTTGACGAAACAAAAGTTGACGAAATAAAAGTTGACGACACTAATGTTGACGAAACAAAAGTTGATGAAACTAAGGTTGATGAAACTAAGGTTGATGAAACTATAGTTGACGAAACAAAAGTTGATGATACTAAGGTTGATGAAACTAAGGTCGACGAAGTCACCAACGTCCCTACTACTGAAGAAACGAAAGAAGTTGCTCCAGTCGTAGAAGATGAAAAAAAAAGCGTCAAAAAAGCGACGAATTCCCCCAAATAGCCTGGTCGAATAATACCGATCTAGATATTCAAACATGCATTCTCCTGTATGACGAGAGGGTTAACACCTATCATCGCATGCAGGAGATTGATGCATCTATAGACGAGCATCCCGAACTCGCTAAGGAAATGGTACAGCTCGATATCCGTAACCAATCCGCCCACCGTGAGCTACAATCCTACAACGATACTTGCGCATTCCTATGCGTTCACAGCCTCGCCACCGCCCGCAAATTTTCAAACGACCAATACTCCGAACTAGCAGCTTTAAAGGCTGAGAACCCCACCGAGTTTCTAAATCAGGTAACAAACATAATCCAGAACATTCGCCGTATCGAAAGCCAACTCCGTACTAAAAAATACAAGTCGGACAAAGAGCGCGAAAACTGGGAGCTCAACCTGTCAAATGCCAAAGTTCGCCACGATATTTTAAAGCAACTTCTCCAATGATTAGCTTTTAGAATTTTCGGTGAAATACACGGTTTCACTTCAAAAAATATCAGATTCGGGGCATCTGATATTTTTTTTATGCTTAATAGTTTGGTTATCATTTTGTTAATGTTTTGACGCAACAAAATAAAGCATTCTGTGTGTATGTACTTTTCGTTCCGCTGAGATTTCGATTTGTAATGCGAGAATGTGCGAAAAAGGGGATATATGATTGAGCCCTTTGTATCAATACTTTAATGGTATTCGACCATTTACTACAGTGAAATGCCAAAAACATACCCTTTTTGCTTCATAAACTATCGGAATAGTCCTTTAGCGCCTATTTATAGTTGAGTAATTTTGAAGTATACAAGTTCAATTAACCACTATGATACAACATCTACAACGACTACCAACGGAAGTGGTGGAGCGATTCCTTGAGGTACGCGACGCAAAGAAGGTAGGTATACCACCCGCGCTGGCCGAGTATATTCTTCAAGTGAATGAAGCATCCAACCTATTGCGACGTAACCCTTCTATTACTGAGTGCGCGCGTGTGCTTCAAAAGTCTTATCCTATTCTATCTATCTCGACATGTAAGGCACGTATATACGATGCTATCAACTACTTTAATGCTGATTGCTCAGTCACAAGCGAAGCATGGAATATGTTTCATGCTGATACTGCAATGAGATTAATGGAGGTTGCATTAGTAGCTCATAACTTTACTGAAGCAAGAAAGAATAATGAGGATGCATTGGCATGGAGACTGAAGGCATCGGCTAACGCTATCAACCCCGATCGTATTAAGTTCAAGCCTCAGATTGTTTCGGCCGATATGGAACTCGAACGCATGGGTATTAAGAAGAAAGGTATTCTTATTGCTTATGAACGTGGTAAGAATATAATTGCTGCTAGAGATATAAGTAGTAATGATAAGGAAAGGCTTAAAGGTGAACTAACAAGAGAACTTGGTATTGAGGATGCAGATTTTACAGTTGTAAAAGAATAGATAATATGAAAGTACGCAAATACTCACCTGACTATTTTGAAGAAAACTATTTATCTATCGCTCAGATATTAGTTAAACTTATTGATACAACATTTCTATTTGGTGAGCTTGGTCGTGGATCAGGTAAGACAACACACATACTTGCACCACGACTCGACAGAATACAATGGGATATGAAGGGTTGTGTTATAATAATGGCAGCTCCAACATATAAGACTATTCTCGATAATATTCTTCCGGGACTGATGGAATACTTCTATGAGAACTATGAGCGTGGTGTTTATTTTGAAATAGGGAAAGAACCTCCAAAACATTTTGGGAGATGTCATACTGGTATTGATAATTGGAAGCAAACTATATCTTTCTGTACTGGTACAGTTGTTCAGTTTGTTTCTGCAGACAGACCCGAATCTGCACTTGGTAAGAATGGTGCACACTTGATTTGTGATGAAATGCTTCGTATTAGAGAGGATAAGTTTACAGAGCGTGTATTTCCTGCTTTGCGTTCAGATCGTTCCAAATTTGGATTGTCACATTATTATGGAGGTATTACAGGTACTTCATCAACTCCAAATTTTGAGACTGATGAAGATTGGTGGACAAAATACCAATCGGATATGAGTGATGAGCTAGTAGAGTGTATTGCTGAATTAGCTCTTGAGGTTGATATTCGTATGGCTGACTTAGTAGTTGCAGAAAACAATTTAGATATAAAAAAGCAAGAAAAGCTGAATAAATTTATTGAACGATGGAATGAAAGATTATCTGAACTTCGTTTAAATCAAACTTATTATTTACGTGCTTCTTCTTTTTCTAATGTAAAAATTCTGGGTATTGATTACATCGAAAATATGATTAAAAATATTAAGGATGTAGATCGTTTGAATACTTCAATTTTTGCAGTTAGGAAACATAAGGTGAAAGATCGGTTTTTCGGTAAATTTGGAAAGGAGCATACTTTTGATGACGGTTATACTTATGGAAATATCGATAATATTTCAATTGAAGAAAAATTTAATCATACATGCAAAAATCTGAAATATTGGGATAAGAATTTACCGCTAATCATTGGACTAGATCCGGGACCGTTTTCGAGTCTTGAAGTGGCACAGCATAACAAGAAAAAGAAAGAATTCAGGGTTATAAAGGATATGTGGGTGATTCACCCTGATCAGCATGAAGAAATGGCCGAAAAATTCGATAATTTTTTCAAGCCACAGCGAATGACCGGAAATAAGTCGATTATTTTCCATTACGACCGAGCTGCTAACCAACGCGACCCTCATTACCGTAAGTTTTATAAACCTAGTGGTGATTTGAACGATACAGATGCTCAGATGTTGAAAATTGCACTTACAAAACGAGGTTGGAACGTTACGCTGATGAGTTTAGGTCAACCGACTATCTATTATTCGCAGCATTACCGGCTTTTGAATTTGGTTTTCGGGAAAAACGAAGGAAACCGATCGGATATACTTATTGATGAAAATGAATGTGAAGCAACCATTTCGAGTATCAACCATTCACCTATAAAACGTACTGAAGGTAAAATCGAACTCGATAAAAGCTCAGAAAAATTGTTGGAATACAAAGATCAGGCATATTACTCTACACAAATATCATCAGCACTGATGTACCTGATTTGGGGTGAGTTCAGTTACTTGTTGCCCGACTCCGAACGGAAGCAAACGAAAGCAATGGGAGCGGGGAATTACTCTGCATAGTTTTGATAATGTCCTTTAAGAGCTAACGAAAGTTAGCTTTTTTTGTATATGGAATTTACCGAAAAGACAATAAGCGGTGCCGATGCTTTTATTCGGATCCGAAATCTGAAATTAGTACCAGGTGCAACGTTCGCGATCATATTTATCACATGCGATATTCAGAGAAACGAATACGGTGAAATCCGAAAGTACGATAGTTGCCGGTTACGGCCGGCGATGAAAGATGAAGGTTTGAATGTAGTATCTGATCACTACCTATATTTCGAAGATATGGAAACCGGATTAGCCCGGCAATGCTTCAAAAAACTAATTCGAAAAATTTCTTTTCCACCATCACACGAATGGTTAACTGTAAAATGGTTTTGAAATTAATTAATCAATAATATGAGCACAAAAGTTACTGAAAAGGATGTAAAAATTGAATTTACAAGTGCCAACAGAGGTATTGCAAGTTCACAATCAAACGTATTGACATTCGAGATACAAGGCGTTTCGGAGCGTGAAAATATCACTACACGCGAATTTCAAACGCTGTACAGTAAATATTCTACCGATCGTGTAACCATGCGATTGGGCGATTATACCATTCCGTTTTGGGGAGAAGGACATAACCTATATCCGCAGGAAGTGGCAGCCGTTGTTGGTGAACATAAATTGATACCAAAACTGATTGAAAAACAAGTGAAATTCCTTTTCGGAAAAGGACCGCGTTTATATCAGGAACAAGTAATTGGAGAAGGTGCTGATGCGCGCCGTGTTCGTGTTCCACTAATCGATTCAAATATTCAAAATTGGTTGGAAAGTTGGGAAGAAAAAGGATATAATCACTACTATGACTATATTAAAAGCCTTGCAACCGACTATTATTTTGTAAAAACATGCGCTTCAAAATACAATTTCAACAAAGGCCGTCGCATTGGTGCTCCAGCTGCTATTGATGCATTGAGCTATGTTGGTGCTGATGAAGCGCGACTTGCTGCTACCGGTGATTTTACCAACAAACGCATAAAATCGGATGATTGCCAGTTCGTCATTCAGGGCGATTGGTTGTATATTTCATCTCACCAATACGATGTATTCCCACGCTTCGACCCTCGTAACCCGACTAAATTCCCTACGGCAATTGCTTTCAACTCCGAAAAAACATTTACCAAATGGGTGTATGCTTTTAATGATTGGTTCAAAGGAGCTTCGGAATACATTAAATCTTCCAATCTTGCACCCAAATACACCAATTCGTACTACAAAAATGCGCTTAATGCACATGTGCATGTCATTATACCTGGTGATTGGTACACGCATCAAAAAACGATTTTACAAGAGATTTGCAATAATAACCTGATGAATGATCCTGATACGCCAATTCAAACTGAATATCGTGGTGTACGACTTGTAGATGATGCCGGAAAACCATATCGTTTCTTTGAAACAATGGTTGATGATTTGATTTCATGCGAACTTCGCCGGATCACTAGCCTGATGACTGGCGAAGGTAAAAATCAAGGTAAATTATATGCTACCACTCAGTTCGGTGAAAGTCCATGGAAGTTTGAAGAAATGCCGGGTAAGTTCAAAGAGTTTATTGATTCGATCAATAGCAACGATAAACGCTCCGACCAGGTTGTATTGGCTTCGTTGGGAATTCCGTCGGCAATCACCGGTGTAGATAAAGAGGGCGTTATTTCGCTTGCCGGTGCTGATGTGTATTACAACTACCTGCTGTATGTGTCAACGCTCACATGGGATGAATTCTTTGTGCTTAAAGAACTCAATCGGGCAATGTATATCAACTTTCCGTATGCCAAAACAAAAGGCATTAAAATAGGCCTATGGATTGATATTCCGGCCAAACAACAGGAAACTACACCAAATGATCGATTGACGAATACAGCTACTGCAGATCCAGCGGTGAAATAATAATCAGTAAAGACGCACAGCCGTGCGTCTATACATAAAAACATACGACTATGCCACTAAAAATACCATTCACCCGCGCCAATTTTGCGACTGAGATGAAACCGAAACTTTCGGGTGCCAACGTCACACTCAGTTATGACAACCTCGAAAGCCCGATGACAAAAGCCGGTGCCGATATCGCCGATTTGATTGGACAATCGCTATACGACAAACTATGCGACGGTACAGCTGCCAAAACGGAAGCTATACCAGCTATACCAGCCGATGGTGATACGGCGGAAGTTCCTGCAGTAGTAGAAAATTTGGAAGTGGAATTAAACGCGTTGGCAAAAGACTATTTGCAGTTTGCAGTTATCAATTTTGCAGTTTATAAACATACTATTTTCATTATTGCTCGTATAGGGAACGATGGGTTAACTCAAAAAAAGAACGATGATGAAATACCATTGTACAAGTATCAGAAAGAAAATTTGGATAATGAATTGATCAATGACGGTTGGTATTGGATGAATCGGTTGATTAAATTGATGAACGATAATGCCGCTAAATTTTCCGAATGGAAAGATTCCGACCAACGCAAAGAACTCAACGAAATACCGGTAAAAGTTGCCGATTTCAAAAAGTGGATAGGAGTCTCAGACGAATATTTCATGCTCAATGCTGCCGGACTGATCCGCGAAGTATGGACCGAATGCGTTGCCAGTCGTAACCAAAAAGAAAAAACGCCCGAAATTGCACGCGCCGTATGCTACGAAGTCATTGCCCGCGCCTGTATAGTACTTTCTTACTATAATTTGCCAGAACCAATCCGTAGGGATATAAACAATGAGTTGAGTAAGGATCATGCATCGCAATCTGATAACTATATACGTGAAAAAGTAAGTACAAGATATCAAGCCAAAGCCGATGCGTACTGGCGTGCATTGGATACAGACATTGCCAACAAAGCCACTGAAGCAAATTCCGGGAGAGCATCCACACAAGTGTACAAATTACGGGGTGTGTGCGAGAGTGATTCGTTTGGATATTAAACTATAAACTAACCAATAAAACAAACTATTATGACATGTATTGTAGGATTTTTGGACAAAGAAAATGATGTAGTAATTATGGGTGCTGATTCTGCAGGGGTAGCAGGATCACTTATTATGGCGCGTAAAGACACAAAACTTTTCAAAAATGGTGATTTTGTTATTGGATGTACTTCTTCGTTTAGAATGATTCAATTGCTTCGATTTTCATTCAAACCACCGGTGATAAATGACAAAGATATTTATGAGTATATGTGTACTGATTTTATCAATGAAGTTCGTAAATGCTTTACTGATGGTGGATATATTCAAAAACAGAAAGATGGTGATGAAAAAGGTGGAACTTTTCTTGTTGCCTATAAAAACAGACTTTTTCAGATTGATGAAGATTTTCAAGTGGGTGAAAATATCGACGGTTTTGCATCTGTAGGATGTGGTGTTGAATATGCATTAGGAGCAATGTATTCAACTGATGTGAATGAGGTTTCTCCCGAAAAAATAGTACTTAGAGCTTTAAAAGCTGCAGAGCATTTTTCCACCGGAGTCTGTCGTCCATTCATTTTTGAAAATACACAGCAATGAAAACCATCAAACTTAAACGTACCACTATCAACCTTCCCGAATGCTGGGAAGATTTGAAAGGCGACCAGGTTGTATTTGCATTTCACGAATTGGCGCGACTGCTATCGCTCGAAATAACCCCATTCCAATTTCAGTTGAATATGCTGATAAAAATTACCGGGTATAAATCGGCTAAGTCAAGCGGGTTCTGGTTTCGGACAAAGTGGTTTATTAGCTTATTATGGCTAATGCTATTCAAAAAGAAAAAAGCGAAAGAAATTCTTCAGCACCGTGCCGATACGCAGGAAATTATCGAGTTTAATCTGATTCAGTTGGCTGAACATATCACTTTTGCTTTTACGCTTCAGGATAATAAGATCGTGCCTAAGTACGATTTTAAACGCAATCCTTTCGATAGCAGTGCACCGGTTTATTTCAACCGTGATGTTACTGTAGAGACGAATATAACGGCTAAACAGTACGTCGACTGCATGGACTTACTGCAGGCATACAATCAAACCGATAAAGACTATGTGCGAATTATTTGCTTGCGTAAAATAATGGAAACGTTGTACGGTTTCAATACCCGCGCTATTCTGCGTCTGCCTGCAGAGATTCCGTTCGGTGTGATGTTTTGGTTTACCGGTATCGTGAAGTTCTTCCGTGAACATCCGGTATACAGTGTTTTGTACGATCGCGCTGAAGGCGAAGAACCCGACGAAAGTAAAATAAACCTGGGCATGAGTGAAACATTGCTTTTCCTCGAAAAAGAAGGGTATTCGTTTGTTCAGGATAAAAATGTGATCGAGTTTTACGACGCGCAGGTAAAAGCCCTTAAAGACTCTGTAAACAACGCGCTAGGTTCAGGTATCACGAAAGATGAACTGGCTAAACGCACCGGATTAAGTATTAAAAACATAAATCGCCTATCTAATGACTAATCAGGACTATATCATTAGCATTTATCGCTATTACTCCAAATTCGTTCCTAAGTCTGTTTTGCAGGACCTATTCGCATTACCGGATCAAACCCGCAATTCCGGTTACTCCGAAATAGCAGCCGAAATAATGGCGCAACCTGATACGGACATAGTTCCGGAGATTGGTACATTTATCGTTAGCTCCAACGATAAATTTGTAAAAGACACGGTGAAAAATTCCAAAGGAATAGTACTTTTTGTGGAGTACGGCCAGTTTTCGTTTAACCCTACTACTACCGGTGGAGTGACTGAAAAAATAGGAATTACCGTTGCCCGCGAATACAACGTTGCTAACAACGATAACCTGAACGAAGCCCTGCTAATGAACGAATGCAACAATGTGCTCAACGGCATATTGATGAAGATGCGCGCTGATCAGGAAGAACTCGAAGCATGTGGACTGATGAAACTGATTACTTTCCCGGCTGATATTTATCCGGTAGATCCTGTTACATTCAACGACCGAAGCGGATGGACTGCATTGTTTAACGATGAAAAAAATGTACTGTAATGACCCTAGCCGACAAACAACAAGAATTCATTTCCCTATTCAATGACCTGGGCGAATGGAACGATAAGTTCGATTACCTGATCCATTTATCGGACGAACTACAAGCCATGCCGGAACACATGGTGGTACCTGAAAATAAAATACAAGGTTGCACAAGCCAAACCTATTTCTGCTGTACGTACCTTAACGACGTAGCACATATCTACGGACAAAGCAATGCAGCAATACCCAGTGGAATAATAACCGTAGTAAAAGAGCTGTTTCAAGGCGCTACACGCACCGAAATACAGCAGGCCGTTATCAACTTCCATACCGAAACCAAACTACTCGCACACCTCACACCGGCACGCGCCGGAGCGCTGGAGCAAATGATACTTCGACTGTCATAGTTTTTATTTATTGGTTAATAGTAAGGTAAAACGTCTCGGGCTGTGAAGTTCGGGCGTTTTTTTTATTATTCCTTAAAAATATATATCTTTACAGTCATTATTAATCAATCAAAAATTATCAAGTATGAAAAAAGTTATTGTTTTGGCGATTATTCTTTTAAGCTTATATTCTTGTACAAGACAAAATACAGCTGAAAAAGCGGTAAAAGAGTATCTTAAAAATAATTTAGATGATTTTAAAAGCTATGACCCTGTTGAATTTGGAAAATTGATTCCTAATACAATTAGATTTGATGACTCCAAAATTGGAAAACCGATTAGTGATAAATATTTTGAATATAAACGTAGTAAACAATCATGGGAGTATTTAAAAGAGCAAGGTGATCCAGAAAAACTATTTATACCTGGACAAATAGATGACAGCTTAAAATTTTACAATAATAAGGTAAATGAATACAAACCAATTTACGATAAAGCATCTAAAAATTATAAAGAAATTACTGATGGATATGTAATTTATCATAAATTTAGATCTGCACAAAAAGATGGTAATATAGAAATTAAATCTTATGTTTTTTATATGGATGATGAACTTAAAGTTCTGAAAATGGAATAATTAAAAATATAATTGTCGTTTGAAATAAATTAAATAAGTGATAGATTTGCAAAGTATTATAAAAACATACTGTTATTATGAAAATAGACGAAGAATTGCAAGCTGCCATTGATGAATCAGTAGCAGCAGCTGTGAAATCAACAAAAGAAAAAGAAAATCCATTTGATACCACCAATAAATCATCATTGGATATCCTTTTCGAATGTGGTAGACATGGATTAGATCCAATGCAGGCCATTAGAATTCTTCGCGGACATATACCACCTTATCTACTCGAAGAAACTGCTGAAGCTATTGCTAATCCCAATTCACCCGAAATGCAAAGCTACAACGATGGTATAGCAAGTGGAGAAGCCGAAATGACTGCTGTACTAAGAAGTAATGCTATAGACGGTAAAAAAGATGCATATAAAAGCATGAATACTGAGGAACGTAAACGCGTAATCAATGACGTTATTCGCAAAAACTTTGGAATAGGAGAAAACTAAACCTATAAGTTGATTATTCATAAAAAAGCCCCTGACAAATCATGTCAGGGGCTTTTTTCATCTCCACATTTTCAACTGTCAACTCTCCACTATCAACTAATTCTGTCCTTTATACGCTAACCGTCCCGCCATATCTTTACATTGAACAAAAGAATAACCGCGTATGATATCGGACGAAATAATCAAAGACAAGTTTGCTACGGATACGCTCCGAAAGGGAGTGAATAAAATATTCGATATCCAAAGCGATGTGGCGCACCAGGTAATGAAAGAACGTACCGGTACGCTGTTCGCAAAACTGAACGAACGAAGTTTTGGTATCACAGGCGCAAGCCAAAAGTTCAGCGTTTCTGTTCGCATATTAAAATACCTACGCTTTAATGATATTAGAAATAATTGGGTATTACGCGGTAAACTTCACCTGTATAACCGTGCCGTTTGGGGCGTTCTGTACGGCGAAACATTACCTGCACTTCGCTACGGTATGACCGACGAAATACGCGCCATTATACGCAAACAACTGGAAGATGCCGGACAACAATTAGAAATAAAATTTGAAATGTAGCACCTCTGTAGAGACGTACCGCTGTGCGTCTCTACTATAACCACAATACAATACTACCGCCATGGCTGGAAAATTAAAAGATGACGAAATAAAATGGATCCTTTCGCTGGATGCTTCAAAAACACAGCAAGAAATTCACAAGGTAACACTTGCTAATAAAGAATTGACTGCATCGAATAAATCATTGCTTAAAGACATGAATGATTTAGTAGCTCAAGGTAGAAAAAACAGTGAAGCATGGAAAAACCTTGATGCTTCGTACAAAGAAAACTCAAAATCTATAGCTTATAATACGCTAAAGATTAAGGAGCATGAAAAAACGCTGGGTTATGCTAATATGACCAAAACACAGCTTATGAAAACTGAGAAAGATTTACAGAAGCAACTTGATAATACTTCTAAAGTACTTCACCCTGAAGAATACGCAAAACTAGAAAAAGAAATTAATGCAGTTGCTCAGGCAAAAGTAAACCTAAAAAGTAAAACGGATGATGTCAGTAATACTTTGAATAAAGGAGCTGCCAGTTTTAGTAGTTTCCTTTCAGCTGCTAAAAGTGGAGATGTAATGGGTATGATTCCTGCTTTGGGAAAATATGCAGCTGTGATTGGATTAGTAGCTGGTGCACTTGCTTTTGTTGGTGAAGTGATGATGAGTACACGTGCTACTTCAAAAGAATTTAAAGCTGATATTGAAGGTTTCACTAATTCATGGGATTATCTATTGAAATCACTTGCAAGTGGTGATTTTTCATTCAGAGGAATGATTGAAGCATTCAATGCCGGGCGTGAATATAAACTTACACTTGGTGAAATTAAAAAGGAACAACAGGCTTTAACGGTAGAGGAAGCTAAGAATTTCAATAAAAAACAAGATTTATTGGAACAACAACGAAATGTGAACGCAGATACAAAAAAACGGTTGGAAGCTGGTAAGGAAATTGTAAAAATGACTGAAGATGAGGCTAAATTAAAGCAAGATATTGCCGATAAAGACTATAAAAATCAAATGAAAAAAATATCATCTTTAACCGGAATGAGCAAAGGTGAATATGAAACTTTCATGGAAAATTATAATAAGAAAGATTTTCAGGCTTTAATGGCATCTACTAAATCTTATTTGAAACATAAAGCGGATCTAGAAGGTATAATGAATACATCCGGATCTACAGGAGGTTCATTTGGTGGAACAAATGCTGTAGCTGGTGCAAATGCATCAAAACAACTGGATGCGCTCGAAGCTAAAACAGGAAACTCAGTAAAAAATATGGCTGCATTCTTCCATAAATATAACAAAACGGTAGGCGATGAAATTGATAGGTTAGTTGAAAAACAAGTGACTTCTATTCGCGTACAAGGTGAAGCAAAGCAGGAACTACAAAGAGTAATCAGAACTAATAATAAATTAGAAAAGGAACTTACCGACGATGAAATAAAAAAACAGGAAAAGCTTAGAAAGAAACTAGAAGATGCTTCAAAAGCAGCTAAAAAGATATTGGATGATCAATTGGCAGCTCGTCAACGTATTTTCGAAGATGCATCAAAACAACTCAAAGCAGAGGAACAAGATAATAACGTTCGTCTAAAAACTGCTGATTTATTTGGAAAAGAATTGGTAAATCTGACGAAAGAGCAGCTGGACGAAAAATTGCGATTGGAAGAATTATATATCTCTAATGTGCAAAAAATTACCATTGATGCCGAAAATGCCCGTTATGCCCGGTTGAAAAAAGATACCGGAATTTCATCGGATAAATCACCCGAAAATAGTGGATTGAAAGGTGAAAAACTAAAAGCATACGAAATAATTTACAAAGAGCATCAAGCTATATTGACTGATATTGTAGTGCAGAGTGAAAAGAAACGCGAAGATATTGAAAGTGCAGTTGATAAAGCCGTTCTAGATTCTCTAAATCGTTCAAATACGGCTCAATTAAAAACAATTGAAGCTACTACCAATGCTAAACTTCAATATGCAAAATCGGAATTTGCCAATGGAAAACTAAACAAAAAACAGTACGATGATGAAGTTGATCGTATAAATTCGGAAGGGCTTGATGCACGATTGCAGGCACAGCAAGAATTCAACGATCTGCTGGCCGGACTCGAAATGGCTGCAACTCCCGAATACATTGCAGCATTACAGGCCAGTCAAAAAGCTGTTGCCGATACTCAAGCGCAAATTGATGATCAGAAGATTAAACAGCATGAGAAATTTGAGTCTGAAAAAAGTAAAATAACTACTAAGTATGCAAAAGGCTCTATACTTGGTGAGTATGAAATAAAGAAAGCAGCATTACAAAAAGAGTACGACGAAGGTCTACTTTCCGAACAAGAATTTCAGGACGAAAAACTGAAATTAAAACTCAATGCAGCTAAAAAATTTACGGACCAGGTTGGTTCACTTGTTACCGCTGGATCCAATTTTGTTACAGCCCTGCAAAGTGCCGAAACAGCAACCGTACAAGCCGATTACCAGAAACGACTTGCCGGACTAAACGAAAGCGATGCTGATTATGCAGCTAAGAAAGAAAAACTGCAACACGACCAGGCAGTGGCCGAACTCGAAGTACAAAAGAAATATGCCGATGCTCAGTTTGGTATTCAGGTAGCACAAATTGGCGTTGCCACTGCTACCGGTATAATGAATGCATGGTCTACAGCAATGGAATTGCCGGCACCATTTAATATCATGGCCGGTGTAGCAATGACTGGATTACTTGTTGGTACAGCTGCAGCACAAGTAGCAGCTGCAGCAGCTGAACGTAATAAAATTAAATCGATGACTGTTGATTCTTCAAGTAGTTCATCGAGTAGCTCAAGCAATAAATCCGGTGAAGTGGTGGTAAATAACCCCGGATTTTCAGATGGTGGTTATACTGGTGATGGTAACAGATTAGAGGTTGCAGGAGATGTACATAGAGAGGAATATGTAGTAGCACCTCAAGAAATGCGTAATCCTGTTACAGCATCCTATGTTCGTAAAATAGACAATGTAAAGCAGCAACGCAGCAAGCGAAACCCGCTGCCTGCAGGTTTTGCCGATGGTGGATATACGGGTGATAGTAATTCTTCAGGAAATAACGGAAGTAGATATGATTCATTTATCGTAGGGCTTGAAAATTGGCTTTCTGAATTGAAATCAACCAAAATAGAAGCGGAAATAAATTATTGGGAGTTTAAAAAATCTTCGGCACTTGCTGAAGAATACAAAGGATTGGGGGCACGCAAATGATACGATTAATAGACTACGAAACCGGGCATGATTACGATTTGCCCGCTAAATTCAAACTGAGTATTGAAAAAACAAATCCTTTTCTGAGCGATAAAGGAAGCGTTTCGCTATCGATATCCTTGCCACCAACGGATAATAATTTTCAGTTGCTGGAGTATCCATATCGCACTGATAGGCTATATAAATACTTACCAAAACGAAAAATAATTATCAATGCCGGACTATACCAACGCCCGGCAACATTGCAAGTTACTTCCGCTTCGCGAAACATGATAACGGCTACATGTCTATTCAACGAATCTATTTTTTATTCGCAAATGAATGAAGTTACTATGCCTAAAGTATTCAGTAACGTGGTACGCGATGATTTCAATTTGCCGTATAATCCTAAAATGTTGGCATGGCTTAATCACTTCGAAAGTGTAATGATGGGTGATGTAGTGGATGATTTCTTTGTATTTACTGTTTGTACAAAAATGGAAAGCCGAACCATTACGTTACCTGCAGTAGGCGAAACATCATCTTCACAATTTACCTACACAAAATACTTATTACTGAATGCTCCGCTTATTGATCTAGGTCATTTGATATATGATAAAAATTCAAAGCCTTATTTCCCACTTATTGCTAAAAATATACAGACTGATACTGTAGATAATATTACAATTAATTATCCTATGGGATATAATGTTACTCCATTTCTGAAACTATCGTATGTACTTACACATCTGTTTCAGTATTTTGGGTATACGCTTAATCAGGACTATTTGACTAAATATCCCGATTTACAAAAAGAGGTTATACTCAATAATACTTGTGATGCAATTATGACCGGAATACTTCATTATGAACATCTGGTACCTACCGGCACGGTAAATGATTTTCTGGAAGGAATACGAAAACGTTACGGATGTGATTTCTTTCTATCTGATAACGGTCTTGATGTAAAAGTCGTGTTCATGAATGAATTAATTGATAACGTTGATGCAGATTTTACAAAAAATGTGTCGGTAGAACCGGTGAATAATATTGAAAGCTATAAATCGCTGAAGCTTTCGTGCGATCATTCTCTCGATCAGGTAAAATCCAATTTTTCTACTTATCAGAAATTAGTTGAAAATAAAGCAATCATTCCAATGGATTATCTTATTTTTTCAGCTACAACTACACTAAGTAATGGCTACTATTTCTCTAAAAATTTATGTACTATTTTTCAGGTTAAGGATGGAAAAATGACAACGATTGGAGATGATTCACTCGATTACTATGATGAGATTAAAGACTTAACTGCTCAGGAAATGAAATCAACACATACAGCAATACCAATGGTGTATGCAGATTTACTTATAATACCGGCTATATCTGGTTCTAGATGGAAAGGATTTTATTATCCAGTTCCATTTGTAGGAGATAAGCGAATGTTGAATACAAGTATACGTGTGGAAGATGATTTATTAGCAGATAATTCATCATCTTCAGATGTATGCCCTATAATGTTTTGTTTTTTTCATGGGCAGGGAGTTGCTAATCCAAACGAAAATACAGATATAAAAAAATTATACAGTGAAAAGCTTGTTTTTGCATCAACGCATTCATATAATAATATCGGTCAACCGAACGGAAATATACACATGGTATACGGAGGAGAAAAAGGATTATTTGAAACGTTTTGGAAAAAATTCAACGTTGTACTCAATAACTCCTATCAGCCTATTCTTACCAATTTTAATTTGTATCCAGTTCAATTTCAAAATTTCGACATAGGACAACAAAAACTGGTAGGTGGTCAACCAGTAATTGTTGAAAATATGAAGTACGAAATTTCAGATAACGGAATTAAAATGATAGAAGCCAACCTCCGAACTACTAAACTGTACGAGTAGATTTGTCCTTTAACCGTCATGCGCTTTCGGCTATTTTTGCTATATAAAATTACCAAAGCGCATGACTCCAGTTTCAACACCAGCAGCATATTCATTTGTTCGCAATCCGATCCGTTTCGAGTTTACAACCGATTCGGGTGTGATGCGTATTTTCAATATCGCATTTGGTACCGAAACGTTCGCTATATCCGTTCACCCTTACAAGATAGGTCCTACAACTTGGAAACTATCGTTCGATATTTCCGACTTACTCGCTAACCTCGTATGCCTAAAATACGACGCTACACTTACACACCAAATCAATCTACCCGATTTTGTAAACTCATACACAGTAACTGAAGCCGTAAGCGCGTATAGTTTTATAGCCAAAGTGATTTCGGGAGGATTATCGGATGACTTTATCACTTTTTTATCTCAACAGGAAACAAATCCTTTCGATTACAGATTTCTAAATCCACGTTCCAATTGGATCCTAACTACTCGTACCGACGAAGATGTGATAACAATGAGCCGAAATGAACTGACAGCTTTGTTTTTTTTATGTCCGACCGATAGCCCTATTTCAATCATAACAGAACATTCTGATGAGCTTATAATTTCGAGCTCAATAGGTACTGCATGCATGATTAACGTGCCCGAATGGCTCGATGCGCTTACAAGTGGATTAGTAACAAAATTGTATTTTAAAATTGATGGTGAAACGATCATTCAGATAAAAATAACGGATAAGTTCAACGAAGAAAGCTATTTGATTAAGTTCAAAAATTCGCTTGGTGTTTACGAATTTTTAGAAGTTACCGGCAAAGCAACGGAATCATCGCAATCGGGAGATGAATCAAGTTATGATAGATTTAATTCAGTTACTAATAAGCTTCAAAAAACACGAAATAGAGTTCCTAAAAATGGAGTGATTGAAGTGGAAACAGGATATAAATCTACCTCCGATTTGATGTTTATCGATGACTTAACGTCATCAGATGAAATCACCTTTATAAATGGAAACTTGGCACAAGAATGCCTGGTTACTTCCGACCGAAAAAATTTACTACTTAAATCAACTCCTGAATCAATATTATTGAAAATAGAATTTGTAAATAAATCGCCTTATTATTCTCCATTTGGAAAATTCAATAAGAACTTTTTATTGAAAGATGACAACGGAAATCAAATTGTGACAGATAAAAATCAAAATATTTACGCATTATAAATAACTCCTAAAATGGATACTACGCTAAGAGAAAATTTAATTGACGGGTTCACTTCTTCCGCTAAAAATAAAGGTTTAACAGCCAATGCAGGTAGATTACTTGATGAAAAAATTTCAAACATAAACTCACTAAATCTTTGGATCCCAAAAGATGCTAAAGCTACCAAAGCAGCTATAGTAGCAGCATATCCAACTCCAGCCAAAAACTATGCAGCTATGGCATTAGATGATGGCTATATATATGTGAATGATGGTTTAGGTGCACTAGCGGCTAATTGGGTGAATAGTGGGCAAAAGCAGTTTCCTGTTGATGTTACAACTTATAATTCTCTTAATGAAGGTATATCAGCAGTAAAATTTTCTAATGGAAATGCTCGTCTTGTCTCAGCATATTCACTATATCCAAATGCGACTTGGGCAGTTGAAATGTATATATCTCTTACAAACGTAAATACGTTACAAAATATAATGGAAAATGGGATTGGATACCCTTCGTTTTTCATAACAAATGGGAAAATAATGGTATCTAAGGCTGGTGTTGCTAACGCAGGATATTTTTACATTACTGATTATATAAATACTAAAGTTCATATTATTATATCATTTAATGGAACATCTCACTCAGTATTTATAAACGGGGTAGAAGTTTCATTTATTGTCGATGAATTAGTTACTTATAGTAGTGGAATATCTACACTAAATATTGGGTCATATGCAGGTACATCTCAATACTTTCTATCTGATATATTCTATATTAGAATATTTAATATTGAAAAAACACATTCTGATGCATTAGTATTATATAATAGAGGTCTACCTTCTAGATATTCTGTTCAGAAGAATGGAATGCTAATGTTAGAGATAAATGCCGGAAATTCATATAGATCTAATTGGTTTGATTCTTCTAGTTACAATCAGGTATTAATATTATCAGGAGGGTATACACTAAATTCAAATGCTGTATTCACTTCAAATACGTCAGATATTCTATCAGTAGTGCCAAAAAATATATACATAGCAGTAGGCGTTGAATTTAACTTGTGGTATAGTAGTATTTTACCATATAATAAATATGATTTAAGACTAGATTGTGTGTGTTCTGTCGGAAAATCGATGGAAAGGTCGTACAGATACACACCTACAACAACTGGAACGGCAAGCTTGACCTTGAATATTAGAAATTCAGAAAACTTAATTATTGAAACAAAAACAATAACTTTAAATGTTGTTTCTAAAACAGCAGGATCAGGAGTAAAGCAAATATTACCCATTGGGGATAGTACCACAGATAGCTACTTAACTGACTATCTTGGGACGGGCAGACAAAAATACGAAATGCTTTTAGAATTGAATAGCAAAATAATTACAGATGGTGGAATTACTCCATTATTTTTAGGAAATAACGGAATTTCTCCAATTAAACACGAGGGGCATTCTGGTTATTCTACAGATATGTTTTTAGTTTCTGGAGGTGCTTATCCAAATCCATTTTGGGATTCATCTTTATCAAGGAATAACTTAAAAAAATGGATGCTAAATAACTCATTTTTCGGCGGTTCTGATAGAATCGATTATGTATTTATCCAGCTTGGTATCAATGACCTTAAGGATGGTGGAAATCCTTCGGATGTAATAGCAAGATATACAACTATTATTAATAACATACTTGATCCAACCTATGGGTACCCATCTGCTAAGATAATATTATCAATGACTCCATATACAGCAGAAAATAAAGATGGTTGGGCTTTACATTTTAACGCAACATCAAGTTATGAGGTATATGTTAGTAATATGCTAAAATTAATGAAGTTGATTGTAACTACTTTCGAAAACAACGTATCATTTCCAAATGTATTTTTATCTCCAAATTTTTTATTTGTAGACAGGAAATTCGGATATCCTCGCCAATTAATAAATATTTCATCTAGAGTAACAGATCAAGAATATCAATATACTGACAGTGTACACCCTGATACTTCGGGGTATAAACAATGTGCAGATTCTTACTATTCGAGACTAAGAGCCCTTTTATAGCTATTTATTTTTAAAACGTATAAATTTTAAAAAACACATACATTATGAAAAATTACTCACCACAAATAACCAAGTGGATTATAAGTAACTTGGTTGATTTAGTAAAATGGTCACTAAGTATGTTAGGAGGCTTTCTGGTAATGATTAAGCCTACATTTCCATTTATTTTGATTTGTATCGTATTCGTTATTTTTGATTGCATTTCAGCTTATCGGCTTGCTCATAGGGTAAAAAAATGTACCGGTAAAGCCACAGCAAAGGTAAGAAGTGATAAGCTCTCAAAAGCATTTAAAACAGGTGTTTTGGCTATGGTTGCAGTAGTACTGGCTTTTGTGATTGAAAAATACATTCTCATTATGCATACTGATCTTTATCTGGCCAATTACACAGCACTCGTTTTTTGTGGCATTCAGTTCTGGTCAATCACCGAAAATGAAAGTTCATGTAATGGCTCGAAATGGGCTGCAATCGCTCAAAAATTTATGGTAGACAAAACAGAACGCCATTTAGATATTGATTTATCGATGTTAAAGGATAAGGAGGAAGTGAAATGAAAGAACTACTTCCCATCGTTTGGAACGAAGCTGCAATCTTTAAAATTGAATCACGAGCAGTAATGGCATTTATCTCGGCCGAAACGGGTGGTAAAGGGTTCGATGATGCAACCGGTAAGATAATTATACAGTTTGAGTCGAGTTGGTACCGTAAGCGCGCACCTTATACACCTTCAGGAGCATGGTCGCTGAATAAGGTTGAAGTTCAGAGCAAAGAATGGTTGGCTTTTAATGACGCATTTAGCAAGAATAAAACGGCAGCCATGGAAGCAACAAGTATTGGCATTGGTCAGATACTCGGTTTGCATTGGAAACGCCTAGGTTATGAAAGCGTAAATGCCATGTGGGATGATGCTAAGAAAGGAATCGATAGGCAGATATGGCAAGTTTGTAAATTCATAGATACAGATAAAGCCCTTAAAGCTGCCCTTATCGCTCATAACTGGCATATTGTTGCTACCTTATACAATGGTGCGAAATATCGTGAAATGGCAATCAAATGGGGTCGTGAGCCGTATAATATTACTCTAGCAAATGCTTACTTAAAATTTAAATAGAAATGAAAAACATACTCAAAAAATCGCTTATCTCATTCTTCAGCGTGTGGATCACCGGAATGGTCCTATTGTTTGTAATCGTTTTATCTGGATGCTCAACTACCAAAAAAGTGGAGAAAGTGAAAAGCGATATCGCTTTAAATTCTGACCTGGAGTCGAAGAAAAAGACTGATGAAACTACCAACGTAAAAACAGCAGCTTCAGGCGAAACGGATACTTCAAAAAATACGCAAAGTTCAGAAAATCAATCTAAAGAAACTGAAACGAATACAACGAAGTATGATACTTCACAGCCGATTTTTCCCGGTACCGGCAAACCGCCTGTTATCGAAGAAACAACGACTAAAGAAAAAACATTATCCCAAAAGGATAATAAAATTCTTGAAGAAACCCGGACTAAAAATAATTTACTGATTGAAGAAAATAAACGACTCAAACAATCGAATGATAGCCTTTTGAGTGTAAAGGCTAAGGAAAGTTCAAAATCGGAAACGAAACAAACTACATCATTCCCGATTTGGAAATATATATCAATATCACTAGGTGTAATATTATTAGTTTTACTATTTGATAAGTTTGGCCTTTTACCGAAATTATTTGTATGGGTATTGAAAGTATTTCAAGTGAAAAAAGAGAGTTAGATGTTTATATATTTTTAGTTTGAGATTATTTTGAAAAAAAACGCCTGGTCTGTGAAGATCGGGCGTTTTTGTTTAAATATCTGATGTAAACTGATTGACTGTACTATTTCTTTGAGGTGTTTTTTTCTTCAGATATACTTCTGTAGTTGTATAACTTTTATGTCTTAAGTGATTTTGCAAATCATGTTCTTTAACTCCATTTTCAAGGAGTTGAATTGCTCCTGTATGCTTCCATGAGTAAAATTTATATTCAGTAGAAATGTTCAAGGCATCTCTATATCTATTAAATTTGTTTCTAAGGGTGTTCTTTCCAAGAGGAATTGTACCAGGACAACCATTTTTACCAAATAAATATAAATCGAAATGATATGTTTGTAAGTTCATTTTGATCATTTCACTCATCAATTGATCTGGAATAACAACAATTTCAGTCAAAGAGTTTTTAGCTTCTATATTTGGAATCCTGAAGCATTTTTTATCAAAATCAATCCACTTAATTTTCATGAGTCGCAACTCAGTACCGGGTCTAATGGCACAATAGTATTCAATCTGGCAAGCTAGCCAAAGTTGTGGGTCAACATTTGAAATAGCATTTTTCAGTTTTTCCCGATCATTGTTATGAAATGGAACAGCCGAACAATCAACTATTTTCCCCATTTTAGGGATTTTCAAAACAGGATTACTTTCTATTCTTTGGTTTAAAAGTTCATTTTCGAAAAAAGCACTTATACATTGAATATACTTATCTATTGTCAATCTACTTAGATTTTCATCCTCAGAAAGATACTTAGAAAAATCAATAATGTGTTGACGTTTAATTAGCTTTATGCTTAATTGATCAAGTTTATTCTTTTCTAACCAAACATTGAAAATCCTAAGCTTAGACTGAAAATCCATATATGACTTTGGATTTTTGAAAGTCTGTTTTTTCATAGATAAAAATTCGCTAAGATAGGTTCTTGAAGTAATTACATTACTCTTATATTTCCCATAAATTTTAGCTTCATTCCTATACATCAATTCATCTTCATATACTTTTTTCAAAGATCCGCTTAAATACTCTCCAGACTTAAGCCATTCAGTTTTCTCGTCAATAATTGCATTAGCAATTTTTCTGCGTTCAGCATTTGTTCCGGTTGCTAGCCCTTTATAAACTCTTTCAATTCTTTTTTCAGGTTCACCCGGAATCTGATATTTCCATTCTACATACCACTTTCGTGATAGATCACCGCCTCGGTCATTTAAAGTTGGAAATATAATAATACTTGTTTTTCGTCCCATAATCGTGTATTATAGTCAGGTAATCAATTGGTTTTTAGATAGTTTTAGTCTCTTTTTTGTAATACACGAATTAAAAAAAGTTTCACACGATTTTAATGTGTTCATTTTCAACTACTTTTGAAATTTAGTGGAGCTGGAGGGAAACTCTAAGTTATTATAAACCCTTTTCCAGTTTACTTCTTATTATAGTGTAGTTCGTGGTTTATCGTGTATTCGTGTATTATCGTATTATTTATTCATTCAGATCATTATCTGCAATGTATTCATCTTTCAGTTGCTCATCAGTCACTGCATACATGCTTTTTTTACCATTATCGATTAGATAGCCTAGTATCTTCATCGCTTTTTCTTCATTCCCTACTGATGCTTCAGTAAGAATTTTCATATATTTTTTTTGTTCACTTTCGGTCAATGCTTCCCCAAATTTCTCTATGTAGTATTCGTTATAGAATTTCCACATTTCAGTTAGATTTTTCAGTTCTGTAGATGTTGTTGTCATAATTACTTGTTTTATTGGTCAGTATTATTTTTTCTTTAATTCAACATGTGGTTCGGCAGCGATAAGAGTCTGTTCGACGCCCGGCACATATTGCACCTCATTTTTTTGAGCCTTTAATTGATTTCTCAACTCGTTGTTCTCAATTACCAATTCTTCGTACCGCCTCAATATATAATCAGGAGTTACCTCCTGAATTCTTGGTTTTACATCTTCTTTTCGTTCTGTTTCAACTTCTATTCTTATCATAGATTCTTCCCCTATTGTTATCCATATAGGGTTAGCATCTTTGTATTTATTTAAGAATTTGACTAAGTTATCTTCGCTTAAACCATTCGGTTGTGACAAAACATTCTTAGAAATGCCAGTTTCTTTGTAGCATTTATATAAACTAATACCTTTATAGTCAAGGTATTGTAAAATTCTTTTCTTTATAGGTGAAATTTCTTTGCTATTTTCTTGCATGGCTTAAATATATCCCTTATATTTGCAACGTGATTTTACAAAAGATATACAGTATGTATATACTTATTGTACGCAATGCAAAGATAAGGGAGCAAATATACAAAAACAATACAAATAAAAGGGTAAAAAAAATGAAAGAAAATCAAGAGAACGAAATGTTCAGAGACAACCTAAAAACAATCAGTGAATTTTTGGCACAGAAACAAAAACTAAGTGAATTGGCTTCTCAGGCTAAAACATCACTTACCACTGTTTACGAAACTTTTAAAGTCGAAAGTTTTGAGCTTTTAGCAGGGAAGAAATTAGACGTATATCAAAAAGCAATTGAAATGGTAAAACAAATCAAGTCGCTTCCACAACAGGCCAACGAAGCCATTAAATAATGCAGCTATGATCGCAACTCAGTTATCCCGATCCGAATTTGAAATAGCCGAACGCATCGCGCTGGGCGAATCGAAAAAAGAAGTGGCCAACAAAACCCACCGAAGTATTTACACGGTAGAAACCACCGTAAAAAACATCTACGAAAAGTTAGGTTTTAGCAAGCTTTCCGATTTGGTGCTATGGTATTGCGGTCAGGCATTCGACATCAGTTTTCAAATTACCGAACGGAAACGCCAGGTATTTGCAATCATGCTGCTTTTTCTTGTAGTTTTCGATATGGCAGCTTCTCCAAACGATGTGCTTCGGGCAAAGAGATCCAGAGCGCGAAAAGTAAAATCTAAAACTGAATACTTATACGGACTAGACAACGATTAAAGGCTTACCCGAAGCGTCGGGAAGTATCGAATACACTTTTACATATATAAAAAACATCTCTCACTCTCTCTAAAAATCTGAATACAATGTACACAACCGAACAATTTGAAAAAGCACTACTGGAACAAGAAGTTTCTATTGACAATATTAGTGCTCCAAAAGGAGTCGTTGAAAATGCTGAAGGATACGTTGGAAAAATACGACTATTCTGGAATGCTAAAGGCAAATGTTTTTACTACGGAACTCCTGTTCCAGGTTATGATCTTGAACTATGCGAATAGATATGGAATTTACCGAAAGCGAAGCGGTAACAATGCTACGAAACGTCGGACTTGACGTTCAACCCGAAAACGGGCATCTAGAATCTGAAACTATGCTCAGTAAGGTTTGGATGGTAACTAATCCACACAACGGCGAAAAACAACCCATGTGGCCACTATTTTACAAATACATATCTACTAAAAAAGCAGAACTTTTTCTTAATCCCGGACGACTCGAAATTTTAAACTTATTTGACCGATGAACGAACAACTTTTCCTGAAAAATGAACGTGATAATCACTTCGTATATTTTGATTTAAAATCATTTCAATTCATTCTGGTAGAATTAAACTCGGTAGAACACGCATGCTCTAATATTCTTCTAAGTTCCAAAATTCAGGTTCAAAATTTTGGAGTATCACGTTCAGCATTTACTTCTACACTTCGCAGCTTCGAGCGTAATATGGTCGAATCAAATAAAGAAGAATTCACCGAAGCATATAATCAGGCAACCGAAATTTTAAACACTTTAGAAATATAGCACTATGGAAAATCAAACTCTCAAACCTCTGTGGGATTCATACTCCCAATCAATGAATCAACTATCGGGTATGATCAATGAAATAAACGAAGGGATTACCGATACGAGAACTGCTAAGGCATTTCAAAAACTAGTAAAGCACTTTGGATTAGTAGTGAACCAATACAACGAGATTGATAAGCAAATAGATCCTATTGCACCCATTCCCGTAAAGATGCCATTCGAAGGAACTGAATTCCAAGAAGCATGGAACTTTTATAAAGAAGCATTAACTGAAAAATACGGAATTTATCTAGTCAGCAGACAAGAAGTTACAAGACTTCGCCGGTTGAAAACAATGTCTGGAAACAACCTACAACGCGCACTGGCAATGCTTGATCTTTTTATCGATAGCGGTTCAAAGTCTGTTTTTAAGCCGTCTGATAAACAACTTAATGGTGACGAGCCAACAGCATCAGCTGAAGCAATTACAAGTAGTATTTCTAACGCTAAAAGTGAACAGCTATGATCAGTAAACGAGAATGTAGCTGCATGAAATGGACATTATTTGCGGTTTTAGCTATCGTATTTTCGCTCATACTTAATTGGACACTGCATAACATACACCCCGACAAGGAAACCCGCACTGAAAGCGTTCAGGCGGTGGGAGAGTAAGACTCCCATTCAAAACGGAAAATTGGAAAAGGAGTGAAACGGGACAATAAACAAAAACAAAGTATTGCTGATATAATCTTTGATAGTGATTGCCCAAAGTCTCGGGGCGGTAACTCGGTTGCACACTTCTTTTCCTTTTTTTTCTATACTCAAAACTATTAATTACTAAAATATAACTGATTATGATTAAAGTATTGAATTACGATTATTGCAGTGGTGATGCTGATTGTAAACTGCAATTAGATACCGATAAATTTACCAAAGAAGATGCTCAAATATTGCTCGATTTCTTTGATTGGGATTACGACGAAGATGCAGATCCGGTTTATGAATACATGAAAAAAGTCGCAATGCAGTGTATCGAAATTGCAACTTCTGAAAGATGTAATGCTAAAGGCGTAATTTCTGAAATTAAACAGATGGAAGGTTGGCCTTATTTGGATGGTACAAATGGAATTACTTTGCTAGATGTAAGTAGATATGAATTTTTAGATGATTTTCTTGAACTTAAAGAAGAATAATCATGATACTCGGATATAAAAAACAGTTTCCGTGGGGTACGTCTACCGACTTCAAGCGTAAAATTTTAGTAGGGGTTAAAGAGCATACAATGCGCGAAGATATACATGATCGTTGGCATGAAGGTCGAAAGATTAATCACTGCCATGGAGTAAGAACAAAAATCTTTGACAATTTCCTTAATAACGAATGCACCGGTACTCAACGTATTTATATTGGTAAAACAAGTACTAAAGACTTAAATTCATTTTGGAGATATAATGGGTATAAATACGGTGTAATAATAGATAATAAGAGATTAGCTGTACATGAAATGATATCATTAGCTTATAAAGATGGATTTGATAGCATAGATGATTTTTTACAATGGTTTCAAAACGGATTTAAAGGTAAAATTATTCACTGGACACCCCTAAGATATTAACCCCATGCAAGATCAAACAATAAACGTCACTCCCGACCAAAATACGGTAATTACAGATGAAGCAATCTATACGTTCGAAGTGTCAAAACTAATGCTGTGTTGCCACTTATGCGCTTTCGAAAGAAAAGAAACTCTTTGTATGAACGAAAAAGTACATTGCTTACCCGATTACCGTACCGATGGCCGTCGTGGATATTACAAACTGAAAGTATAATCACCACCCATGCGTAAACAATCACCCACATATCAACTGCAGCTCGATCTTTTTGCCACCGGTACCCGAACGGTACTGAAGGTAAAAAAATCGAGACCGGCGGAACGCTGCAAAGATTCCTCCGGCCGGTATGTGAGTGAAATACAATTGCCGTCGCACGATGTGTTTCTAGAAACCGAAAAACGCAAGACCGAAAGCCAGGCTACGATGATACGATTGCTTACCGAGGAAGTGATGCAGCTACGCGCAGAGGTCAAAAAACTAAAAGGTCATGGATAACGCTACCGCCCGCGATGTGCTGGCCGTAGATACGCAAATCGACTCCATACGCCGATACCTGCACTATAAACACATGCCACCACTGATACGCACCATTCTCGAAACCGAAATCCAACGATTAACCGAAACAAAACTAAGGATATATGTCAGTTCTCAATTTCGAAAATCTTACACCAATACAGCAGAAAGTATTAAAAGTATGTCCTACTTATCAAAAATTTCTGGAACAAAATAAACCCGATTTTCTACTGGTAACATTCTCCGGAGTAACCACCATAGAGCAAAGCATTGAACGACACCGAATGCAAATATCAGATTTAGAAATTGTGTATCCGGATGCACAAAATACATCGGAAGATTACTTCAAGAAATGGCTTATGCGACTAAATAGTATTCTGAACATACAAAAACCGCTTACCGAAATCGACACCGTAGCCTACATGCTATACAGCGGATATCGGCACCTGTATTTATCCGATCTTAAACTGATACTCGAAAAGCTGATACGTGGCGAATACGGACAGTTCTACGCCACGGTAGATGCACAACGCATTATGCAAGGATTCATTCTTTACGATAAGGAACGTAATAAATTTATAACCCAAAAACAACAGGAGTCGAAAGCATTTGACAATAAACCGGGCGAACAAACCGAATTGGATATTTACTTGAAACAGGTAAGTACAAAAATAATAGACGAAGTAGGTCACTTAATGAGAACTCAATTTAAACATTTGCGACCACTTGAAATACTTTCAAAACAAGCTTCGCTAATTACCGAGCGATGCAACAAAGAACTACCCATTGCACGAGCAGAATTTTTAAAAAGACAACAACAAACAATAACAACATAAATTTATACAATATGAAAACAAAACAAATTGATTTATTTACTCCATCAAATATTACCGATAGATTTAGTATGGCAGTTTCAGATATGAAGCTTGGTAGAAAAGTAACGGTTTTAGATAGGCAGTCAAATAAAAAGAAAAAAGTGGCAATAAAAAGTATTAACTGTGATGGAACTATTACCGTTGGACTTTCTAAATGCGAAAATTATCATTTGACTGAAGTTCTATTCCCAAAACGATATTTCAAACAAGTAATTAGTCGATAGCACTACAGTCACCCGACTAATAAAAGAATTCAACTTTGAACTGCAATCAGAAATCAGATAAATAATGGCACAACTTACAGCTCCCGCGAAAAAAGATACTCAAAAATCGCTATTCGATGATAAAATTCAATACGTCGCTTCATTTCTTCTTGAGCATTACGATATTCAGATATCGGTTCAGGACCCATCAAAAAAATACATTGTATGCAAAGATACCGATCGCAAAGGAATAGAACCGAAGTTCAGCGAGATATCGCTTCATCTCGCAGCGCATGGCATAACAGTGGGCGACGCCACACTCCGAAAAATCATGTGTTCCCCCTACTATATACCGCACATCGACCCGATAAAACTGTACTTCGACGGTATACGCGGAAAATGGAACGGAACTTCGCAACTGGATCTATTGATGTCGCACATCACCGTTCGCGCTTTCGAAGATAAAACAGATGAAGAATACATCACTCGCGCACGTAACCTGATGCGTAAATGGATGGTAGCAAACGTAGCCATGTGGCTTACAAAGTTTTCAAATGATATAATGCTTGTATTAGTACAAGGTGCAGGAGGATCGGGTAAAACATATCTCACCCGTTGGCTATTACCGGAATCGTTGCAAGATTACTATATCGAATCGAGCAACAATCCAAAGAACTTCGACATAGAAGATGCATATACCCGGTTTATGTTGGTAAATTACGAAGAAACAATCGGAATCAATAAATCAACAATTACTACATGGAAGAAAGTTCAAACAGCAGATTCAATATCAATAAAAGAACGAGGTGAATTAAGAGCTTCAAATAAAAAAAGATTAGGTGCAGGAATC